TTAGCCTAAAATGTTTTTTGACTCCCCTTTTGACTCCCCCTGAGTACTATTCTTCATAAATGCTACAAAATTATTGATGACTTTTTTGTTTTGAGTTTCAGTTACATGAGTGTAAATATTTGAAGTAGTTTGAATGTCTGCATGCCCTAAACGTTCCTGAACATCTTTTAAAGAAGCTCCTGATTCAAAAAGGAGAGAGGCATGAGTATGTCGAAAACCATGAGTAGTGATTCTTTTAGTTAATTCTGGATGATGCTTATATATGACATTAAGCCACGAACGTGAAACTGTAGGGTTATAGAGAAGACCATCATGGTGAAAAAATAAGTTTTCGCTTTGGATTGTAACGATCGTTTTGTTTTTTGTATAATACTTTCTCAATAAACTGATCAAATCATTGTCCAGATAAATTTTTCTTTTTCCAGATTTTGATTTAGGAGTATTTACGATCAATCTCCCTTGATAACCTCTTGTTACAGTTTTATTAATATTGAGTGTTTTGCTCTTAAAATCAATATCCGACCAGGTCAGTGCAAAAGCTTCTCCTTTTCTTATACCTGTAAAAGCCAATAGGGAAAAGAATAAATATCTTTCATCATCATCGTTTCTTATTGCTTCTAAAAATTCGATTAATTCTTCTTTAGTATAAAATTCGATATTTTTATCTTCGATATCTAGAGCTTCTCCACGTGGAATAGAAACTAATTTCATAGGATTGCTAGTTATAATTTGTAAAGAAGCAGCGTAATCAAAAACATTAGATGTGTAATTTTTTATTTTCTTAAAAATTTTAGGATGGCTATCGGACCAAGTGTTTACTGCTTCTTGACAGAAAAAAACGTCTATTTTGTCAATGAACTTATCTCCAAACACTTTTAAGATGTGTGTGTCAAAAATTTGTTTGGTGGAGGACCAAGTGCTTTCTTTAACTGTCTTTTTATAATTTTCAAACCATAAGCCGTAAACATATTCGAATTTCTTGCTCTTTTGAGCTGTAGAAGCTTGCAGTCCTTTTTCCTGTATATCTGCCTCCAATCTTTTTAAAGCTCTCTCAGCGGCTAATGGCGTACTAAAACCTCGTCTCGTTGTTTTTCTTTTTTTTCCTGTTAGAGGATCAACTCCTAAGTACAGACTAAACTGATATTTTTCTTCGCCTTTTTTTGTTAAGTGCTTTTTAATTCGTTTATCAATTTCTTTTTTTGCCATCTTTATCTTTCCTTTCGTACGTTTGTTCGGTTGTACAGCGGATTTCGAGATGGTAAAATAGGGTACAACAAATAGACCTACTTTACCGTAGCTCTTTGCACATTTGCGTTCTTGGTCGGGCGGCAAATGTGCTTTTTTTATTTCACTCTTAGTTCTTGTCCTGGATAAAGCATGTAGTTGTTTGGATCCATACCGTTTAATGCAAACAGTTGATCTACCGTAATTCCAGCTCGTTCAGCTATTTGTTTGGGCCCTTCACCAGGTTGCAAAGTCAAGGTTTCGGTTTCAGATGAAGAAGGTGCCGTTGGTTGAGCTTGATTAGCTGGTACATAATCTTGTGGTACTGATTGCTCCGTTGAACTGGGAGTGGATGAAACTTGTTCAACACTTGAACTAGGAGTAGCTTCTGCATAGTTTTCTACACTTTCAGCAGAGTAAGTACTACTAGTTTCAGGAGGCGTATTCTGCGCAATAGCAGCTTGTTCTACAGTACTAGAAGATGCAATAGTACTTTCTGTTGTAGTCGAAGATGATTGTTCGTTGCTACTTGTTGAGCTAGTAGTTGTTCTAGAGTCTTTAGTTTTTTCCTTTTTGTAGGGTTTTAAAACTAATTTCTCTTTATCATCAGATTTATTAGATTTTTCTGGAGTCAAAATAATGTTTTTGTCTTCTTTGCTAACGGTATACTTGGCATCGTTATCCTTGTCTTTGTCGTCTTTCCAAGTCATAACATTACCTTCAAGAGTGTATTCAAATTTATAATTCATTTGATCAACTAGGCTTTTAGCAAATTCTTCTCCCATGGCGTCCCACTCATCGCTAGCTGTAGATTTCATTTTGCTTGTGTCAACACTAAGAGAAACGATATGATCAGAAAATGATGCTATCATATTTGGTTCGTCATCTTTGGTTGCTTCAATCAACCAATCATTAGCTTTTAAATCATCTGTGGTTACTTTTTTCCCACAAGCAGTGAAGAGTAGTAGGGAAGCAAGAACTAACAGACTTCCTATCATTTTTTTCATTTTTTATTCCTCATTTCTATGATATGATTTTTATTGGGGAATCTTAGAAATAAGGTTTCGAGTCCGTGTTGCTGCACGGGCTTTTTTTATTTAAATAAATCCCAAAAACTGAATGTAGTTTTCTTGTATACTTTATTGTAAGCAGCCTTTTTTGGATCTTTGATCCAACCAGATCCCTTTTTACCGTAACCAGGAATCACTGCTTTTTTCACAGCTCTTTTTGCCTTTCCAGTAGTTCTAGCGCTAATGGATTTTTTTATACTCGGTTTTCTCATTCCTATTTTCATAAGAAGCCTCCATTTAAATTACATTAAGGTACATAGAAGAAGTGACATAGTTCACAAGTAATTTTTTTATATATTCTTCACAATCATAACCAATTCCATAATAATCCATGAATTTCATATAGTTGATTTGATCTACAGATAAAGCAAATAAATTCATATAATCTTGCAACAGTACTTCAATCATGAATCTATTTGCTTCATCTTCCATTTTTGAGTGGAATACAGTTTTGCTGTAAAGTGATATCAATTCATTGTGACTTAGTGCATGACGTGATTCATGTAGCAATACTTTTTTTTGCTCTAATTCATCTAAATTTTGATTAATGAAAATTGTCCTTAATTTAGGAAGATAAAATCCTTCTGATTCAATATTGGTAATTTCTACATCAATCCCATTTTCCTTCAACAAATCTTCAATGTTATCCATACACTACAACCTCACTCACTTTTTCTACCTTGTAAAAATATCCTTACCGCTTCTTTATCTTGATCGGTAAGTGGTTTTCCGTTCCAAGTCATTGCTCCATCTAAAGCATCATCCAAATCGGTTGGTGGTAATTGAGAATCACTATCCTCCGAGTTATCGGTTCTACCTAGTAGATAATCAACAGATACATTGAAATAATTAGCAATTTCAGTAAGCTTTTCAGCGGATGGTTGTTTTCCACTTTTTAAACTATAGAAATAGTTTTCACTGTATCCTAAATCAATTGTTACTTGTTTCATTGTTTTTGAATGTTTTTTTGCAAGAAATTTTATCCGCTCAAATACTGTCATACCAGCATTCTCCTTTTTTCTTTACAAAAAACCAATAAAAAAGTGTAGTTTTGTGTTGACCTAAACAACACTATAGTGTATATTGGTTTTGTAAGTTAATTGGATAGAAAAAAAGCAAAGTAAAAACACACCTTATAGCATTAAGTTTGGCGACCGAGTGCGATAAAAAAAGGTTTGTTATAGGCTTATTTAACTATGGCTATATACTACACTATAGTATAGTTCGTAGTCAACTAAAAATATACTTTTCTATCCAATTTTCTTTCTAAATAAAAAGAAAGGAAGTGTGTGAAGTGAGTAATATCGATAATGGGCGGGAAGCCATCAAAGGATTTATGAAAGCAAATAATATTTCAGAATACGATTTGGCCACTGCATATGGTAGATCGAGAACTTGGATTCAGCGTGTTTTAAGTGGAAAAGATAAAGGTCCAGCTGTTAACGCCTTTATTCTGGAAGTTATTCGCGATCATAAAATTCGATAGGAGGCAAGTCATGAATATTCTAAGCGAAGAGTTTCTGACTCGATTGAGAATCGCAATTGTTGAAGTTGTAAAGGACGCACTTAGTCAACTTTCAAAAAAGAATTTGTCAGAAACACGATATTTAAAAAAGATCGAAGCTAGAAAATATGTGGGAGGTGTAAACGATCAAGGCTTTGAGAAGTTAATAGCTCACGGTTTAAAAGAAATTCGTATAGATGGCTTTTTGAGATATGACAAAAAGGACATCGATGAACTGATGGCTAAATACAAAATTTAAAGGAGGAAAAACATGGGAAAGTTTAATCGAACATTAGTATTCAGCGCACCGCTAATCATCTACGCTTTAGGACTTTGGGGAAGCAGGCAAGCGTTGATAGGAACGATTGTTTACATGGTTTGGATTTTTATGGGGCTTGATGAAGCTGAAGCTGAGTACAGAGCGAAAAAGCCAACCGAGGGGGCTGACTAAAAATGAATAGAAAAGAGAAACTAGAATGTATATTACTATTACTCAGTTTAATTCTTTCACTAATTTCTCTATTGGGAAGTTTGTATTTTTGATATCAACAATTTTGTGGATTTGGGTTCTATTTAGAGTAAATATCATTTTTGTTTGGTGATTAAGGAGTTTATTAAAATTAATTTTCCCTACTTCAAATGCAAGGTAACAAGATATAGCACTTTTAGGAGGAATATTTAGCGGTACAGCTTCAGAGTATATTCTATTATCATCGACTGATCCTCCTTTAGCAATTAATTTCTTAAATGGAGTAGCTGACCATCTGCGGTTTAAGTTAGCGGATGAAAGTTCTAAATTAACTAACATAGCTGGTTCTGTTGAATAGTTAGAAATGATTACTTTTGTATAAATCATATCTGCAGCGAAGTAAGAAGCATTAAGTTCAACTTCTAGTTGAGGGCGCATTCCTTTTATTTTTATCCCTGTTAAAAACGTACTCAATATAAAACTTATTATTGACATCCATTGAAAAATTGTTAAGTGAAAAAAATTCAAAATAAACACCACCAGTTTTTAACTAAATTATACCAAAAAGGAGAGAAGAAATAATGCAAGAATTAGTAATTTTGAAAAATAAAGAAGCTGTGACTACGAGCTTACAAGTGGCAGAAAGCTTCGAGAAAAAACATCAACATGTTTTAAGAGATATTGATGCACTAAAAAAAGATGTGTCCAATTTTGGACAGATGTTTGTAGAAGGTAATGAACCAGATTCATATGGCAGAAATCGACGAGTTTTCTTCATTAGTAGAGATGGATTTTTCTTGCTGGCTATGGGGTTTACAGGAAAGAAAGCTATCTACTTCAAACAAAAATACATTGAAGCATTCAACGAAATGGAAGATGTTATTCGCAAGAATACTGTTCCTCAAACAATTGAAGATATGATGATCTATCAATTAGAAGAAATGAAAGATGTTAAAAAAGATGTTTCCATGCTTAAAGATACTATGCGAATTAGCGGACAACAAGAGTTTGAAATTAAGCAAAAAGGAAATATGAAAGTTATGGGAGTTCTAGGGGGAAAAGAAAGCCGAGCTTATGAAGAAATCAGCAAAAAAGTATTCTCAAAATTTTGGTCTGAATTTAAACGTACCTTTTCAATCCCAAGATATGGCGAGTTACCTCGTAAGAGATTCGATGATGCTGTTTCATTTATTGAAATGTGGTTGCCAGAAACTGCGATCCGTATGGAAATTGATCAACTGAACAGACAACAGAGACTTTTTGGTGATGACAATGAATAGAGCTGAAGCGCTAAGAATAGGGACGGCAATTGCTAATTGCTGGTGGAAATACTATAAACCAATCATCCTAAGCCAACAACATATTGACAAGCAAAAAGCATGGCAACAAATAAAAAAGTGACTCCGCCGGCAAGCAAAGAGTCACAAAGAAAACACATCATAAGGAGATTTTAGCATATGGAAAAAGAACTTTCCACTCTAGATCAATATTTGATTGATCCTGATTGGGGCAAGCCGAAAATTGAGGAAACAAGTGGTCGAAAAATCAGACGAAATCTTTTGACGAATGAAGAACTAGCTTGGGATCAAGATGATTTAGGCAACCATGTAACTATTTGGGATCATGTTTATCTTATCCATCTATCGAAGCATTCGAATAAACCTGAATATATTTACGTCATCGAAGATGGCTTGATTGATGCGCTAGAAGAGTACGACAGAGATAACTTGATTGATATCTCTTATTACGGACCAGGTAAGAAATACATTGCTGAAATGGAGGCAGAATTTGATGAGTGAAATCAAAGGGACAACGAACTTTGAAAAACTTTTTAGTCGTAAGTTAAATAAAATTCTCAAGAAAAAAGGAAATTTTGATTATTTATCTTGGGCTCACGCGTGGGAGATTATGAAAAAGAATGATCCACAGGCAACGGTAACTATTAATGAGTACAAACACTACAGGGTTGTTTCTGGAACTCATCAAGACTTTCTTGTTGAGGAATATAAACCTTTTCTTATGGATGAAACTGGGACTTATGTATCTGTCTCAGTAACGGTTAAAGGACACACGGAAACCGAATTATTTCCTGTTTTAGATTATCGAAACCAACCAGTTGTTAAACCAAATGCAATGCAAATCAATAACTCATTGAAGCGATGCTTTGTGAAAGCATTGGCTCTACACGGACTGGGATTATATGTATTTCAAGGGGAAGATATTCCAACACCACCTAGAATCGATACAAAGAAATTAAACATGCTAGAGACGATTCTAGAAGCTTTCAATGAGCAGATGGGTAAAGATATGACCAAAACCTTAATCGAATATGTTAATGAGCAGACAGATAAATTAGGGCTCTTAGCTGATAACGTTGAAACTATTGAACAGTTAAGCTATGAGCAATGTGCCTTGATGGAGCGAGCAATAGCAGCTAAGAGAAAAGAATTAGATAAGAAGTGATATGAGTGTTTAAACCATTAATCGATTCATATTCAGCGGTTCTGAAAAAGTTCAAAGGAAAAGACATAAGCGCAACCATCAATGAGGAAGTGAACATTGATCGACTAAAGACGATGTATGACGGCTACGATGGTGATCGAGTCATTGAAATTCGTTTTATTGATCCTAGACGTTTCACCGTACAGCAACGAAACTTCATCTATGCGCTGATAGGCGATATTTTTATCGATACAGGCATGCCAACGGACTTCTGGAAGGAATTCTTCTACTTTCGTTTCGAAGGTGTCACAGGGCGCAAAATAAGCCTCAAAGATGAATCGAGCACAACCGTAAGTGATGCCAATATCTTAGCGAATATCATCCTAGATTTCATCTTTGAGCATGATATTCCGTTTAAAAATGGATATGAAATTTTGCCCCAAAACGAACAGTATTTCTTTTACAAATGCCTCACGAACAGGGTGTGCTGTAGTTGCGGAAAGAAAAATGCTGATATACATCACGTAGACTCTGTCGGCATGGGAAATAACCGAAAAAAAATAAACAATTCTGGTAGGCGCTTTATGGCTCTGTGCAGAGAATGCCATACGAAAATTCATGTCGAAGGTTTTACTACATTTACAACTAAAAGAAAGCTTACGGCAGTTGTTCTCAAAGACAGTGATTTAAAAAGATTGGGGTTGAATATCATTGAATGAATTATGGATGGATATCGAAGGATACGAGGGAGTATATCAAGTTAGTAGCTTAGGAAGAGTTAAATCTAATCGCCCTAACTATGTAATTAATAAGGGATACGTTAACAAAGAAGGATTTATTATGAAACCATCTGACAATGGGAAAGGGTATCAAATTATCTTCTTAAGCGGCAAAGGTTTTAGAGATAGAAGGTATGTCCATCGGCTAGTAGCTTTTCACTTTTTAAAAGAAGCGTATTTCGAAGGTGCTGAAGTCAATCATAAGAACGGAGATAAATCTAACAATACTGTTGAAAACCTAGAATGGCTCAGTTCTGATGATAATAAAAAGCATGCTAGAAAAAATGGATTAACTAACTTGAAAGGACCATCAAAACTAACTGATTTGCAAGCTTTAGCTATCAAGCGTTTATATACAAACAAATTGATGAGCTCCGGAGAAATAATGAAACTTTTTAATGTCAGCAGGCATACCGTGCTGAATATAGCTTCAGGGAAGACATTTAGTTTCTTGGAAGATTAAGAGAAACACAAAATAGGTGTGACTAATTTCAAAAATAAGTATCAAATCAAAGGGATTAAGTTAAACCAGGAAACAATTAAGAAACTTAGAATAGGAGGATAAAAAATATTGGCTGACAACAAACGATACTACTATTTAAAACTAAAAGAGAACTTCTTCGATAGCGACGAGATGGTTCTTTTAGAAAGTATGCCAGATGGATACATTTATTCTAATATTCTTCTCAAACTTTATTTAAGAAGTCTGAAACATGAAGGCAAACTAATGTTTAATGACAGGATTCCATTCAATTCTACAATGCTTGCGACTATTACAAGACACTCTGTGGGAGTTGTAGAAAAAGCAGTACAAATATTTCGTGATTTACAACTTATTGAGGTATTAGATAACGGAGCAATTTATATGTCTGATATACAAAGTTTTATTGGGAAATCTTCAACTGAAGCTGATAGGAAGAGAAAATACAGAAAAGAAATTGAGGAAGCAAAACAGAATTTAATAACAAGTGGACAAATGTCGGACAAATGTCCGGACAAAACTACACCAGAGTTAGAGATAGAGTTAGAGAAAGATATAGAGTTAGAGAAAGATATAGAGAATGTAACGCCTCCGAAAAAATCGAAGGCTAAGCCCATCCGTCATAAATACGGAGAGTATAAAAATGTTCTTTTGTCAGATGAGCAGATGGAGAAACTCAAAACAGAATTCCCTAATGACTACCAAGAGCGAATAGAACGGCTATCTGAGTATTGTGAATCATCAGGTAAGACTTATAAAAACTATTTGGCAACTATTCGAAGTTGGGCAAGGAAAGAAAAAAGTGAGCCTAAGAATGCAAGTGGTGCATACAAACGCACAGGACGACGAGAGAAGCTTCCAGAATGGGCAATCGACCAAGAAGCCTATCAAAAGAAAAAAGCGCTAGAACGAGCTAATAGACAATCAAAAGCACCATTCTAAGAGGTGGAAAATTGAAAATCGATTATCTAGAACTGATCAATGAAATAGCAAGTTACAAAACTGGTGAGGAAATAGAGATTCTGAGAGACGTTTATGAACAACTTGATGAAGCTGGAATCGAACGAATTAAGAATGATCGTTCAAGTTGGAGTAAACTCAGATACTATTTCGCACTTTATATCGATGCAACACAATTAAGAAATTTAGCTTATACAAAATTACTATTTGCTGATTGCGTTAAAGGATTGCAAAAACATCTTAGTGAACTTGAGCAGGTGTAATCAGATGGATCTAAAAACATTTACAGCACAGATCGAACTAATGCATCAAGAAGCTTTAAGACAAAGCGCCTCGTACGAAGACAAGTGGCTCAACACGTTCCATGGTGGACGTGAGAGCGCACTTGATCAAGTGCTCAAATTATTGAAAGGAGAATGTCGGGATGAATAAGAAAGCGGCAATGCAGCGAATTATCGAATTGACTTATTCAGAAGATTGGCAAAATGACAAAGAAGCTGCTTCAGAAGTGATGAGACTTGGAAGAGCGATGTGGGCAGACAAGAGCAACAAGCCAAGACCGCGAAAAATCGCAATTTGGCACGGTGACAAACTTCTAGTGACAGGGACAGCTGAACAGTTAGCAAGTCTCACAGGCTTGCACGAGAAAATCGTGAGAAAAAGAGCTAGGTGTGGATACACAGACGTTAAGAAGAGAACGTTTAGATACGTGGAGGGATCGTCATGACAACAGAAGAAGTGATTCAAATGCGTATTCGAAACATTCAGCGTGAAATTGACGATCTAGAACGAACAAAGGCAGTGATGGTCAATGAAACGGCTAGAAAGGCAATCGATTTGCACATAGAGAACTTAAGAAGGGAAATTCGGAGATTGGAGGAATGAGCGTGGATAAGAAAGCAGCAATGAAACGAATCATCGAACTGACACATTCTGAGAATTGGCAAGAAGACAAAGAAATAGTTGCAGAAGTCCAAAAGCTCGGTAAATCAATGTGGACTGAAAAGCCCAAACGGAGAACGCCGAGAAAAATTGCAATCTGGCATGATGACCGAATTTTAGTAACAGGTACTGCTGAACAGTTATCTGAAATTACTGGATTAAGCAAAAACATTATCTGGGATAGAGCTAGGAGCTTATGGATTGATTCAAAAGGACGACAGTTTAGGTATGTGGAGGAGAGATAATGGATCTCATTACACAATACAGTGACATCATCCTCAAGAAAATCATGATGAAGATTCAGAAAGATAAAAAATCAAAAGAACGAGCTGAATTAGTTAAGTTAGAAATGGCTGAAACAGGAGCAGGAGTGCGAAGTAGCAGGCATTGGAAAGCAGCAGCAAACATTGAATTTTATTACAACGAAATTCAAAAAGGGTTCGATCAGATGCGTGAGCTGGATCGGCAAACAAATTGGAGCAAGAAACTTCATCAAGATCGTTTCAAATTTGTAGAGAAGTATAAAGAAATATTAGAAGAGTATTTGAGGAGGACAGCAAATGATAAAAAAACTCGTTCAATTCAGCATGGATTTATATGATATCGAATCAGGAGCAACACTATCTGTGGAATCGGACCATCTAATCATAAATTTTGGTGGAAAGCGCCAGATTATTTTGTGGGTAGTTGATGATGTACTGTTTCCAGAAATTGTTCATGATTTCGAAGAATCAAAAGCGGTTGAGTTTGAAATAGTGAAAAAAGTAATGGAATTGATTGAAAAATACGAGGAGGACAGCGAATGATACCGAAGTTTAGAGCGTGGGATAAACGAAAGAACGTAATGAGAGATGTAGCCGTCTTGCATTTTACTAAAAACGGCAAAACAAACTTTATTGAATATTGGATAAATCCTACCGAATTGAAATCATATCACGTGCGAAACATCGACCTCATGCAATCCACAGGAATGAAAGATAAGAATGGTGTGGAGATATTTGAAGGGGATGTAGTATCAGTCAGCGTGCGAAATGGATTCGATTACTTAGATAATAAAGTTTGTATTGTCAAAAATTCAATAGGACATTCGGGATTAGTTTGTGCCACTGTTGATGAAGATTTAGAGTATCGAATTTTTAACACAGAGCTGTTTGAAGAATACACGTATGAAGTCATCGGAAATATATACGAGAATAGCGAGTTATTGGAGGAGAAATAATGAAACTAAAAGACGGATTTTACGCTAGTAGTCATGGTATCGGCGGTTTAATGCTAGATATGCCGACAAAGAACCCTAAAACACGTAAGAAACCAAAAGTCAAAGTCGGTGACATGGTTCGCTGTGAAGCAGAGGAGTTCATCTATCCGTTTCGTGGATATGTAGAGCATCTCTATAATCACTCAGCAATCATCCGCATTGAAAACACGATGGAATGTGACAAGTGGTTAGCGAAAAGCAAAGAGAATTTAGCTGTAGCGAGATTGGTGGATATGGAAGTTATAAAATCTTAATTTTGCTTTTTTACAACTATCCTACAACAATGAGCGTTATTCCACAACTGGAAGGAGAAGAGGCAATTGTGAACATTTTAGAGAATATAGATATTAAGCAAACAAGGAAAAATGCTAGACGATTACTAAAAAGATACAGAAATTTAGAACGTTTGGTCGGACCAGTGAAAATAGACTTTTCCGTGATGACTGTTACCAAAAATTTGAAATTCACAATTGACAGTCAAAACGAAGAAATCATTGAAGCGATAAGTACTCGAGATTCGGTTATCGAAGCATTAACACGGCTAAGTAGAATCCATTTCCAGGTACTTTATTATAGTTATTGTTTTCCTAATAAGATGTCGATGTATCAAATAGGAGAAAAATTAGGATATTCCGATAGAACTATCGAGAGAATGAAGGCAGTAGCTTTGGTTGAATTTGCTGAGGCGTATAAATCAGGAGAACTCATTTCACGTACAAAATAAAAAAGCCGGATCGCTCCGACTATGAATAATATTTCCGACATAAGTATTATATCATAATTGGGGGAATCAGAGGATGGTACTTTTCGATGTAAAGAAATATGAGACACCAAGCGCGAAAGATGTTGATATGGAACGCACAAAACATAATGTCGCTGTGTTTCTTTCAGCATATCTATCAGCTAGATGTAGAGTAGGGCAACCTCGAGAACCAAAAGTGACAGCATCATACTCCTTGGTTCCACCATCTACAGCTAATCATGATTTTGAAGCCGAAAGAATGTTGATTGATAAAGAAGAAGCACAAGAAGAATTTGAGTATTTGCATAAATTGTTTATTAGAGGATACTCTGCTATACAGCATCCGCACAAACCCGATGTGACTGAAAGGCGCAAGAAGATATTCTATGATCGTTATATCAATGGTCTGCCCATTTATGTAACTGCTCAAAGGAATAATACTAGCGAAGAATCGGTTAAAGTAGAATCAAACAGAATTATCATCCAATTTGCTTCATCGTTAGAACTGGTTGCTTTCAAGTAGCCAGTTTTTACACTTTTTATACCCTTTTATTACCAATTTGGTTTCCATTTTATACCTTTTTTATACCAATCACTTACCTATTCAATGTTGTATTATGATAGTGTCGAAAGATTAGTGATAGGTCTGAGACAAAATAATAATAAAAGGAACATCGTTTTATTATTGTTTCACAATTAAGCTTCGATAGATAGCGACGGAAATATTAAGAATAAGGATGTGAATTCCAACTCCTTCTAAATTGTTCTTATTATCTATCATCCGTTGCTGTCTATTGTCATTATGTCATTGTGGCGGAAAGGGTAGACGCATTGAGGGAGAGAGTACATGCGTATCGGAAACGTATATCTGATATCAAAAGTCCCTTATCAAAAATTATTGTACTCATGCAAGGTTCGATTCATTGCCAGTGACTTAAGGAACCTACGGAAACAATTCATCTTATCGGATGCCGATGAATTGGCTGACTAGTCGGGATGCTACTAGCAGTTAGAAGGCATAAAATACTAGCGCAGACGTGCGCCACTCTCAGGTGTAGGTTAGGAGAGAAACATTAGTTGGGGTTATTAGGAATACGATAACCTGCTTGCGACAAAGCTTTGTACTGTCGCGTTGGTCATGAACAGAGACGGTATTCTGTTTCAGTATTCGTTAGCAACCGAGGGATGTGGCAGTGGTGAGGCGCAGGAAGTATTAGACTTGTCTGTGTGTAGGTTGCTATTACATATTAGATCACTCTTTGAGTGGTCTTTTTATTTTGAAAGGAGTTTTATCTATGAATGATTTTCATGAGGCAATGCTTATGGCGAATGTCCCAACGAATATGGGAGATGTCTATAAGAAAGCAATAGAAGCAGAGAACAGTCCTACTGGTTTACGAAACAATTGGAACGGCACCTATGCAAATGTGCAAGTAGATAAAGATAATCGTGGGATAGCAATGGATGTGTTGGTTATTTCTTTATTATCCCACACTTTACCCAATTTGCAGGAAACTGTTGAATGGTATGAACGAATGGGTGCAAAAGTAATTAGCACAAATTACAAAGGAGAGAATCAAAATGGCAATGATCAAAATTAGAACAACCATCACAGGAACAGAGTATTGGGATTCAGAAAAGAAAAAGACTGTCGTAGTTCCGAAAGGTCAAGAACCTGATTTTGAAGCAACGGAAGAAAAAGGAATATTAAGTGATGGTAAAACGTTTGTGGCTGTTAATGGTGAACTTATTACTAATAGCAGTGAAATTCTTGATAGCGATGGAAACACTGCTGCTGATTTTGATGGAGACGAAGCTACTAATGATCAGTCCACTGAAGATACGGATGAACTGGACAACATGACTGCAAAAGAATTGCGTGCATATGCTAAGAAACATGGTATTGATATTCCTGGTGCTATCCGTGCAAAAGGCGATATCATAAATCTTATTCGTGAAGCAGAATGAAATACTGTCAGTTTGACGGATGCACGAACAAAATAGCAAAGGGTATCTACTGTACTGAACACAAGAGATCAAGCAGATCACGCAAGAAGAAGCAGCAAGCAAAGTCTGTTTATCATCATGAGAACAAACCATTCTATCGAACACAGGCATGGAAAGATATGCGTCAATTTATTTATGAAAGAGAAGGTGGTCACTGTCAGCGATGCGGTCAGTTCATCTTTGGCAAGAGGGCACACGTCCATCACATTGTACCGATCAAAGACAATGAACTGCTTAAGCTTGATCCAAACAATCTCATGCTTTTATGTTCAAAATGTCATCCAATTATTGAAAATGAAACGGAAGACAAAAAAGTTTTCCCTTCGTATTTTAATTGAAGCCCCCCTATCCATTTTCAAAATTTTTTCGCGTGGGGAGATAGGGTAGCGGGGAGTCACGCGCATCGTTAGGTCAAATTTTTCAAAAAACAAAGGGGGGTGTATACAAGTATGACGACTAAAGCGCAACGTAAAGCGATTGTTGATGAAAAAGTAAGTGCTGAAAAAGCTCGTATTTTAAAAATAATGAATTTGTCTGATTTGTACACCATCACTCTTGATCCATTAATCGAATCATATTTGGATATTTTTGAAATTTACCAACACAAATATCTTTTGTGGAAGGAAAAAGGCTTTCCGGAGACGCAAAAATTCACGAATAAATCAGGTGCCACTAATCAATCGAAGCATCCATTGGCGCAGCAAGTAGAAACTTGGTCAGATAAGAAAATGAAAGCTCTAGATTTGTTGGGGCTAACGAATAAGGCTAAAACTGGTAGACAAATAACTGGCGGATCGACTGCAAGAAAAGATGAAGAAATTACACGTCCAGAAGAAAAGCCAGTAGATGAACTAGCAGCGCACAGAAACAAATGGCGTAAGAAGGCAGGTACTGAAAAATGATCGAACCTGGTGTAAATTATGCTGATTTATTTGCTAAGGAAGTAAGAAAACGGCCTAAGAAGTATCCTAAGACAGTTCGATTAGCAATTGACCGCTGGTATCGTTGGAAAAAGCGTAAAGATATCTGGTTTGATGTTGATCGTGCAAATGAAATGATGGATTGGGTTGAATCTTTTATCGTTCATACAAAAGGTGACATGGTTGGAAAACCGTTTATTCTGGAGCCTTGGGAAAAGTTTATTTATTCATGGATTTATGGTTGGGTACGAGAAAACGAAAAAGGTCAGATTGTCCGTGTAACTCGTGAGGCATATGTCCAAATTCCCAAAAAGAATGGTAAAACACTTATTGCAGTGGGTGCTTTAGGATATGCGATGTATGGTGAAGGTGCTTTATCTGTTAACTGTTATGCATGTGCTTCTGATTTTGCTCAGGCGCAATATGCTGCACAACCGTTTGCTGACTCCATTTTAAATAATCCTGTTTTGCTTGATGGCACCAAAATATTTAAAGGCCCAAAAGGTACTGTATCAAGTATTACTTATGAATACTTAGATGGAGATTTAGCACTGAAAAACAAATTTATTGTTCAAACGAAAAATATTGAAAATATTGAGGGGTCGAATCCATATTTTGTCTGTAATGATGAGTTGCACAAACAGGAAAAAATGGAACAATACGATAATTTTAAGTCTGCACAGATATCATTACCACAACCATTAATGTTTAATATTTCAACAGCGGGTAAAGGTAGCAGCTCGGTTGGCATGCGTGTTTATCGTGAAGCGAAAGAAGTGTTAAAACGTGATGACAATGACTCATCGTTTGTTTTAATCTATGAGCCAAATAAAGGATATGATTGGACTGATAGAAAAGTTTGGGAAATGTGCAATCCTAACTGGGGGATATCAGTTGATCTTTCCGCCTTGGAGTCAGCGTTTAAAACGGCACAACGTTCAGCACATTCAAAAGCCGAGTTTCTAACGAAGCACTTGGATGTATTTGTAAACGGTGCGGATAATTTCTTTGAACAGGATCAAGTAGAGCCGTGTTTGGTTACTACCCAAGAGCTTGGAAATTTAAGTGGTGAACCTTGTTACATTGGTTTGGATTTATCACGCACACGAGATTTGACCTGTGTGTCTTTAAACTTCCCAACGTGGGATGAAGATGGAAAAGCGGTCCTTAAAGTGAAGCAGCTTTATTTTATTCCCAATGAAGATTTAGAGTTTCGAGAAAAAGAAGATAACGTGCCTTACAGCGATTTAGCTGAACAAGGTTTTGTTGAATTTTGCGATGGTAAAATGATTGATCAAGATCAAATCTTGCAGTACATCGAAGACTGCATGGATTTATACGATATACAACAAGTGAATTATGATCCAGCGATGAGCGACAAACTTGTTGAGAAATTGGAGAACTTAGGATTGGAATGCGTTGAGGTTGCCCAATATCCTAAAGTGTTGAACGCTCCTTTTGATGATGTCGAACGGTTGTTTTATGAGAAACGAATTCAATTTGATAATCCATTGTTCCTTTATTGCACCTTGAACGTTGTAGCAATCACTAACATCAACGGACAAAAAGCGCCAAGTAAACGTCAATCAAAGAAAAAGATTGATGGTTTCGTGGCGTTTTTGTGTGGTCATAAGGAAACGATGAATCAGATGACAGATATTGATTCGGATGAATTAGATGATTACCTTAGTTCCATCTATAGATAAATAGAAAGGCGGTGAGAAATATTGAAATTACGTGATCGGTTATCGAATGCAGTCTATTCCTTTATGGAAAAGCGTGGGTACATCGAGGATATGTTTGGCCACTATACGCGTTACGGTCAAAGATATGTAACAGATTCCTCTATCATGGAATCTTCTGATGTTTATGAATTGGTCCAGGATATCTCAAACCAGGTAGCGTTGTCCTCACCTGTTGTCATAGGTCCAGACGGTAATGAAGTGAAGGACCACCACTTGCTAAAAATTTTGAAGAATCCCAATGATTATTTGACCGGATTCGAATTTACCAAATTGGAAACAAATACCCTACTGATCAATGGCGAGACATTCCCATTAACAGATCGGGACCAGCTTCATTTGGCATACGGTGTAACCACTAAAATCAATGAACGACTTCAAGAAGAATTTGAAATGAACGGTCAAAAAATACCTGGCCAAATGATTCGACACATTAAAAACATCGGAACTGATTCATTGAAAGGTGCTGGAATAATTGATCTTGCAAGAAACACTCTGGAAGGCGTTCTGAGCGCCGAAAAAGTTTTGACGGACAAATATACTAAAGGTGGTTTACTCGCGTTCATGCTTAAACTGGACGCCCACATCAATCCAAATAATAGCGCTCAAACGAAAATTGTCAAAGCAATACTTGATCAGTTAGAAGGGACGCAGGATGATAGCAATCATTCGGTTAAAATGATTCCACTTGGCAAAGGATACACAATTGAAACGTTAAAGAGTCCAGTTGATGATCAAGCTATTTTAAATTATTTGGGCGTGTATAAAAAAGACTTAGGGAAATTTTTAGGAATCAACGTAGATACCTACCAGTCTTTGATGAAAACAGACATCGAAAAAGCAATGATGTATCTGCATAACAAAGCAATCAAACCAATATTGAAGAACAAGAGCGAACATTACACCGCTCTTTTTTTTATGCCAAATTCTGGCTATCGGGTGGAATGGAAAATCAACATCTTGGATTTTGTTCCTTACTCAACAAAAACAAATATTGGCTACAACATCGTACGTACAGGGATTACAAGTCCAGATAATGTGGCAGAAATGCTTGGTTTTCCTAAACAGAACACTCCAGAAACACAAGCTATCTATATTTCAAATGACTTGTCTAGGATTGGCCAGAAAAATGCAACAGATGATTCCTTACCAACGAATGATCAAAACTTGAAAGGAGGTGATGGAAATGAAGAAGAAGGAAATTCGCACGATTGACATCACCAACCTTTCAACGCGTTCTGATGAAGAAACTCATACGAGGACCATTAGTGGATATGCTGCTGTATTCAATAGCCCAACACTATTATGGGACGATTTGAGTGAAGTCATTGCACCAGGCGCTTTTGCTAGAACGATTAGTAACTCCGATGTACGTTGCTTATTTAACCACGATTGGTCCAATGTGCTAGGACGTACTAAAAGCGGGACCCTTCGACTTGAAGAAGATGAACGTGGATTGAAATTCGAAGTTGATTTACCAGACACAACGGTAGCAAGGGACTTAGTTAAATCTATGGAACGCGGAGACATCAATCAATGTAGCTTTGGTTTTGTGCCGACAGAAGAAACGTGGGACTACAATTCTGAACCAATGCTTCGAACAATTAGCGAAGTGGAATTATATGAGGTTTCTATTGTTCCTTTGCCGGCTTATGAAGATACAGAGGCAGCATTAAGAAGTCGTGATGAATTAGAAAAAAACGTCGAAGAAAGAAAAAAATTAATCAAAAAAATTAATCAAGCGCTAGAAGCGTAGGAGGAAAAATACATGGATACAGAATTATTGAAAAAAATGAAGGCACGTCGTGAACAACGATTGACTGAATTACGTGAAAAAGTTGAATCAGGAGAATTACGCGAAGCTGATTTAGAAGCTATTACAAAAGAAATTGATGCCGTTGTTGATGAATTGAACGGAATCAAAAGTGAACTAAGTGAAGCCGATGGATCAGATGAAGGTTCAGATGCTGACGAAGGAACAGGTGGATCAGACGGCTCGACTGGAAGCGATGAAAATCGTTCTGGTGAAGACAACGATCAAGAAGAAGATTCAGACAGTGAAGATAGTTCAGAAAATCGTTCTGGAATGATTACTCAACAGCAACGAGATGGATTACTTGGATCAATTAAGAACGGATTGGAGGCACGTGCAAAAATGACCAATAAACAAAAAGATCAACAACTACGAAAAGCATTTGCTAATTTTGTAGTTGGAAATATTTCTGAAGCAGAAGCTCGAGCTTTAGGGATTGAAGCTGGCAACGGCTCAGTTACTGTCCCAGAAGTAATTGCATCTGAAGTTATTACTTATGCTCAAGAAGAAAATTTACTTCGTAAATACGGAACAGTGGTGCGAACATCAGGAGATGTCAAATATCCAATTCTTGTGAAGAAAGCAGATGCGAATGTAAACAAGAAAGAGCGTTCAACTGATATTGCTGAAACAGCTATTCAGTTTGATGAAATTTTGCTTGATCCTGCCGAATTCGATGCTTTGGCAACAGTAACTAAAAAATTACTAAAAATGTCTGGTGTTCCAGTTGAAGATATTGTTGTGGAAGAATTGAAAAAAGCTTATGTGCGTAAAGAAATCAATTATATGTTCAATGGTGATGACGCTGGAAATGAAAATCCTGGTGCATTAGCCAAAAAGGCTGTAGCATTTGAAAAACCTTTAGATCTAACTGCTGCAGGTGCTGGGCAAAAATTATATGATGCATTAATCGAATTTAAAAATACACCAGTGACAGAAGTGATGAAAAAGGGACGCTTTATTATTAATCGAGCTGCTTTGACTGCTATTGAAAAAATGAAAACAGATGATGGATTTCCTTTGTTGCGTCCATTTACACAAGCAGAAGGTGGAATAGGTTACCAATTAGTTGGCTATCCTGTGGATTGGACAGATGCAGCAGATAAAAAGGGTAAACCAGACACACCAGTTTTATATTTTGGCGATTTTTCTGCATTTAAAATTCAAGAAGTTATTGGTGCCTTGGAAATTCAAAAACTTGTTGAAAAATTCTCTGGTAAAAATCAAATTGGATTCCAAATTTACAACTTGCTAGATGGTCAATTGGTTTATTCTCCATTTGAACCGGCAGTATATCGCTACGAAATTACAAAACCAGTTGGTGGTTAAGATGGAAGAGCAAACTAAAGAATTGTCTTTAGAGGAAAAATTCAAATCACATATTCATTTTGAAGAGGGCATGGATGATTCTTTGCTCTCTTTTTATTTAAATATGGCAAAAGATTATGTCAAAACAGCAACTGGTGGCCAACAAGAATATCTTATTTTGATGGTTGCCGGCATTGCCTATGAATATAGAGTTTCAGAGGATGAACTCGACAAAGCTATGAATGCCATGACGCCATTTATCGTGCAAGGAGCGATTCAAAATGCCGAAGAGACAGACTAATAATCTCAGATGGAAAGCCGAATTGCTAGACATCAAAACAGGAACAGACGGAAACGATCGTCCAACTACAATTTACGAATTTAAGCGTCTAATATTCTATGAAGAACTCGGTGTGACTTCTCAAGAAAAATATTTATCACAGCAAGCCAAGACAGACGTTGTCAGACGAATTAAAGTCAGATGGGATAAATCCATCACAGAGAAATTAAGTGCGCTCAAAATTGATTCTGTAACGTATAACATTACTCGCATTTATACGAATCCCGATGCAAGAGAAATGGAGTTGAGTTTAGCTTATGTCGATTAGCTTTGATGAATTGAAAACAGCGCTGAAATCAACAAAGTTACCAGTGTTCAGAGACAAAGCCAGATTAGGGACGATGTATCCATACATTGTGTACTCAAATGTGAGTAACAGCAAAAAAATGGCATCCGGTAAAGTCTATAAAAAATTACCTTATTACCAAGTCTCTTTTTTTACACTTGGAACAGAACAGGATTTAGTTGTTATTGAACAAGCGCTGCAAAATGCTGGCATTCCATATTCAGACTTTACAGGTATACAAGGTGATGAGAATGACGATACCGTGACCAACTATTACACATATGTGAGGTGTGTGGAAAATGCCAAGTAATAAGAATGGTTTTTCTGAAATATCGGATTATTTAGGGAATCTTTCTAGAGTTGATCCAAAAAAATTATCATTGGAATCTTTAGAAGAAGCTGCAAAGTTTTACCTAGAGCAGTTGCTTCCTAATATTCCTAAGTCCCTGCTTAAAAAGAAGCATATGAGCGAACAAATAAAAGTTGTTGTTGAAGAAGACCGAGTGAAAGTCCAGTTTGAAGAGACTGCTTTTTACTGGCGCTTTACCGAAAATGGTACGACAAAACGAAAAGCACAACACTTTGCAAGCGGTACGTATGAACAAAATAAAGAAAAAATCGAAGAGATCATGACGAAGAAAATACTTGATTTATGGGAAGGATGATTTTAATTGGGAAAGCAAGATACTTTTTATTTTGAAGGATTGGACGACATTTTAATCGCGATGATGGCAACGCCAGATTCTGTTGGAACTGCTCCGACTTATAGTGAAGTTGTCCGGTTGCCTATCGCTACAAAAATTGGAGTCAAAGGCAATGGTACAGCATTGGAAAAATGGGCATCAAGCAAAATGTTCCGACGCGTGTCCCGAGAAACAAAACATGAAATTGCGTTGGATCATGTAGGTATTCCAATTGCGGTAATGGATGAAATCAAAGGGATGATTGCAAAAAGCGGAGTAACATTTAGTAAAAATACCGCACGAGAATTTCCTTACCTTGCATTTGGATTCATTGGAAATATTGAAGGCGGAGGTAAAAAAGCTGTATGGTATCCAAACACGCAACTATCTAATGTAATTGATGAAGAATACGCTACTGCTGAAGATGAAACAAAAATCGATGATGTAACTGCAAACTTTGTTTCTACAGGACTGAAATACAATAATGTGATGTATGCAAGTTTTGATTCGAATCGTGAAGAAGCGACAATGGATCTATTTGGAAAATTCATTGCTCAACCTGTATACGATGAAGAACAGTGGAAAACATTGGCTAAAGTTGGAGGTGCAGGCTAATGGCTCGGTTATCTGATTATGGAATTAACGTTGAAGACTTAAAAAATTCTGCTACTGTCACTATTCAAGGTGTAGAATTCCCTATCTCATTTACTATGCAAACAATGGAATTTATAGCAGATGTGTATGGTGGAGATTATTCGCAATTTGAATCTGATATGAACGCCATGCTATCTAAAAAAGAAGGACAAATTTCTTCTGCTAACTTATCGCCTAGTGATCTAAAAATCATGCGTGCCTTGATTTATGCCATGCTGCGTACTGGTGGTTTAGAGGAAGATCCAGAAACTATTTTCAAATTTTTGGGAATGAGTGGAGAGGTGTTGTCTGCTTATAGTACCTGTATGGAAATTTTTGCTAGCCAGACATTTCAGGTGGAAGACCTAAAAAAATCCAAGAAGCCACAAGACTTTCAAAAAACGCAAGCAAAAAGAAAGGTAAACAAAAAGAATCGGAAGAGATAGGAACTCCTTGGAGTTTTTATATTTACGTTGCTCTCACTCTATTGAATTGGAGTGAGAGTTTCTTTTTGAAGTCTACACCTAACTTGTGGCTCAAATCTTATTTACAGTGGTTACAACAAAACACCGATTTTGAACCACCTCAATCTGTAACTATGGATAAATCGCCTTGGTGGTAGAAAGGAGCGCTAAGATAAATGGCTGGTAAAGAATCTGATGTCGTTCTTAATTTTAAAACGAATGGCGAAGTCAGTTATTCGAAAACAATCAAAGAAATCAACAAAGAAATGAACTTAGCCGCTGCCGAGTACAAAAACCAAGTGTCTGCGATGGACAAGGATGCAACTCAAACAGAAAAATTGCGAGCGGCTAAACAAAAGTTAGAAAAACAACTGGGGTTAGCTGAACAACGATCTCAAATGCTGAGAGAGGAATATGAAAAATCTGTCAAAGAAACCGGTGAATATTCTGCTGAATCAGAAAAACTTTATAAACAATTACTCAATTCTGAAACCGGAGAAAATAAACTTCGTACAGCATTAGAACAGACGAACGATGCACTTAAAGAACAAGGTGACGTTTCTGTTGATACAGCAAAAAAACTCCAGAAAATCGAAGAAACAGGTGAGAAAGTAAAAGGCGTTGGTGAAAAAATGTCTGTTGGAGTAACCGCGCCTATTGTAGCGGCAGGAGCAGCAGGACTTGCAGCATTTGGTGAAGTTGACGAGGCACTTGATACCATCATTACAAAAACCGGAGCAACAGGTGATCAAGCTGATAGACTTTCACAGTCTTTCAAAAACGTTGGTTCAAATACTCATTTACCTTTACAAACGGTTGGGGAAGCTATTGGTGAGGTAAATACACAATTTGGATTCATGGATAAAAAACTGGAAGATTCAACCAATTATCTCCTACAGTACGCTGAAATCAATGATACAGATGTTTCGCAATCAGCAATATCTGCTCGACAAGCTATTGATGCTTATGGACTAGAATATGATGATTTGAATTCTGTCCTTGATGTAACAACGAAAACATCGCAGAATACTGGTCAATCTGTAGACGACTTGATGCAAAAAGCAATTGATGGCGCACCACAAATTAAACAATTAGGGTTGAGCTTTGGTGAAGGGGTCACTTTACTTGGACAATTTGAGCAAAGCGGTGTTGACTCAAGTGCAGCTTTGAGTAGTTTATCTAAAGCGACAGTAGCTTATGCAAAAGATGGAAAATCTCTAAGTCAGGGTCTCGGGGAATTGCAAGACAAGGTAAAAAATGCAGGTTCTGAAACAGAAGCCATCAATGCAGCAGCAGAAGTATTCGGGACTAAAGGCGGTCCTAGAATGGCCGATGCAATTCGTAGAGGTACTTTGAACCTGGAAGATTTAGCAAAAACTGCTGGAGAAAGTGGGGGAGCTGTAGGAGACACATTCGATGCTACTCTCGACCCAATTGATCAAGCCGATCAAGCTATGAACAATGCAAAATTAGCAATGGCTGACGTAGGTGAAGCAGTCCAAGTAAGCCTTTTGCCTTTTTTTGAAAAAGCAACTTCCTTATTACAGGAATTCTCTAAATGGTGGGGGTCTCTAGATCAAGATACAAAGAATTGGATCATAACAATTGCTGGTATAGCGGCAGCAGTTGGACCAGTACTAATCGTTCTTGGTTCACTTATGGGATCTGTTACAAAAATCGTTGGGGGAGTTAAAAGTTTTATAGGAGTTTGGCAAGGACTTGCTGGTTTATTTGGAATGTCGGGAGGCTGGTTTGCATTAGCAGTTATAGCTATTGGCGCATTAGTTACTGGACTAATTTGGGCATATAATAACGTTAAATGGTTTCATGATGGAGTGAATTCTTTCTTCAAAGGTGTTTCAGATGTAGCTGTTGAAATATTTAATTTTTTAAGTGGTTATTTTGGTGGATTTTTCGATGGTGTTATAGCAAATTTCAATAATTTTTATAATGCTGGAAAACGAATTTTCAGTGGTTTTCTAGATTTTATCACTGGAGTATTTACAGGGAATTGGTCAAAAGCATGGCAAGGTCTAGTTGATATTTTTGGAGGTATTTTCGATGGTATTGTTGCTGTAGGGAAAGCTCCTATTAATGCCATGATTGGATTGATCAATGGATTTATTGGTGGATTGAATAATATAAAGATACCAAAATGGGTTCCTGGTGTAGGTGGAAAATCATTTTCTATTTCAAAACTGCCTTATTTAGCACAAGGTGGTCATCTAATCAATGGACAAGCGATTGTTGGTGAAGCTGGACCTGAGTTACTGACTGCAAAAAATGGAAAAACAACAGTTACCCCATTATCTGACGAAGAAAAACGCAGAGGTATTGGCGGAAAAGTTTCTGGTGGTAATATTGAACAGCATATCCACATTGGCAAAGTCGATGCAAACAATCCATCTGAGTTAGATCGTATGAATCGTAAATTTGCTAAAGCAAACCAACAGGCTATTTATGATTTGGGAGGTGTTCCTATTTGAGTCGACAATTTATGAATCCAGATGAACCAAATTTTATTTGGAAAAAGCGGAATGCAGTAATTGATATGGATTGCATCATTGAGGCAGAGCTTCCAGATATTATGCCGAACAAGCGATACGAAACTTACACGATTCAGGGCCGAAGCGGAGAATTGACGGAGACGTTTGATGATTATGAACCTTTTGATTTGGAAATAGAAGGGATCACTATCCCACATTCGAAACTGAGGGAAGTCAAACGATGGCTTACTGGTAAAAGCCAATTAATCACTCATAATGATCCAGACAAGTATCTAGATGCTATCTGCAGCATGGATAAAGAAGTCCCATTCGAAAACGAGTGGGGCTTCTTTTATACATTCGATGTTACTTTTCGTTGTCAGCCACTCAAAAGAAAAATCGGTGAAGCACCTAAAATTTTTCATTCTAGTGTTATGGATATTTTTGATCATGGTGACGAAATTGCACATCCTTATCTGGAAATAGAATCGAACGGAGGAGATATTACGATCGCTGTCGGTGACAAAAGCCTAACAATACTTAATACTTTAGCTGCAACAATCGTGGTTGATACTCAGCTTGGGAAAGCAATACAAGAAGGTTTGAATTTATTTACGCGTGGTGATTGGCCAGTATTGCAGCCTGAATGGAATCAGGTAAAAGTATCCGGAAAATTTAAAGAAGTGCGGTTTTGGAATAGGAGTGTGTATCTGTGACACAAGAATTTATTTATGCTTACAAAAAAATGCCAGATGATTTGAGTGTTAACGGAGCGTCGTTGGTTGACTGGGAAGATTTGCCAGAAATCAATCGTGTATTAAATGGTCAATATCGTTTTTATGGTAACTATTCACGAGGCGGTCAGTATCGGTCTTACTTAAAAAAAGGAAATTTCATAAAAGCGAAGGTACCAGATGGATCATGGCAATACTTCGAAATTTACAATATCAAAAAGAATTTGACATCCGTTTCTGTGACAGCCAGACATATTGGTTTTATGGCCAATAAAAACTTTATCGTTAAGTCATTCACGGATAACGGCAACGGTTCTCAAATCATGACCAATCTTAAAAACAGTTTGGCATTTGATCAAAAATTCAACTATCTGTCGAATGTAGGTACAACGCACCAATTTACAGCAAGACAAGTCGCACCAGTTGAAGCGATTATCGGTTCAAATAACGGTAATCAAAATTTGACTGGCGTGACTAGCGCGGAACTTGATATGGATAACTATGATTTGAAACTGGTAAAACAGATTGGATCAGATAATGGTTTTCGGATCGATTTTGGCATCAATTTAGAAGCAATCGAAGAAGAAATTGATGAAGAATCAATTGTCAATAGTTTGTATTTGGTTGGCGGGGTTCCTGATAACGATTATGATGAAGACAAAGAACCTATCGAATATGGTTATTTAGAAATTGATGGAGTGACCAATGAGAATCGACGTATTGCCAAACGTGAAAATGGTGATTGTAAAACAGTTGATGAATTGATCAAATGGGGCAAAACCTTATTTGACAATGACCGTATTCACGAGCCAAAAGCTACTCATACAGTCAGCATGGTGGCGTTGGAACACACACTCGAATACGGTGAGATGTATCAAGAGCTAGCGTCTTTACACTTTGGTGATGTCGCTCATGTTAGGGCGAAAGAGCTAGACATCGAGATAAAAGAGCGTATGGTCGAATACACTTATTTCCCAACGCTTGGGAAATATAAGGATATTGTTTTAGGTAATGATTTATCACTGTACACTTCGGCAGTAAATACTCAAGCACAAGAATTGAAAAAGAAAATCGACAATCGAACAGAAACGTTAGTTCAAAATGTGTTGAATGCGACGGCATGGATCACTGGTAATTCTGGTGGGCATGTCGTTTTTCGTCCAGAAAAAGCTCCATCAGAGATTCTTATTATGGATACTCCCAATGTAGCGAATGCGAAGCGTGTGTGGCGTTGGAATTTAAATGGCTTAGGTTATTCAGACAACGGAGTAAATGGCCCGTTTGGCATCGCAATGACGTCGAAGGGTGAAATCGTAGCTGATTTCATTAAAGTTGGGATTATTAATGCAGAAGTTCTTGAAAGCTCAATTAATGATCTAGGTGATGTGCTAAAAATTGTCAAAGGTACGTTACAAATTTGGAATAAAAATAAAAAGATCATGGAATTAACCAAAAAAGGGATGGAGTTTTGGAACACCAAAGAATCCATCGGCACAATTGGTACGACTGATTCTGCAGGCAATCCTTTTCCTGGCGCATCCACTCCTACACCGTTAGAAGATAATTCGTTAGTCATTCGAACAAATGGCGATGGAAAATATATTCTCATTTCACCAAAAGAAGGAAAAGGTTGGGTAATACTTGGGAATGGAACTTCTATATTATTTGGAAGTTTAAACCTACAGGAAAAGCTAAATGCCTTTGGTGATGCGGAATTTATGAAAAACGTCAATATTCGCGGAAAACTCACAATTAACGGACAAGAAGTATTCCCTGGACAAGGCGGAAGTGGAAATAATGATGGCGGTAGTTGGAATGGCATGTACCCACCAGAGGTTACCAGTCAAGCAGACAAATTTGCATGGGAATTATGGGTCATGCTTCTTTCTAGAGGGTATTCCAAAGCATCCATCGCTGGAATCCTTGGAAATGTTCAAGGAGAAGCCGGTGCTGCAATGAATCCAGATATTGCACAAGTCGGCGGTCCAGCTTATGGAATCGTTCAATGGGATGGTTCGGCATATCCTTTGGTTCCTCCAGCAACATGGGATGGCAGGACTTATGTTCAAAACCTGATGAGAACCGCAGGAATTACAGAAGATTATCGAACAATGTCAGCTCAAGGGAAGTTATTAGATTGGACGATGTATAACGGTCAATGGTTAGGAATTGTTCAACCAGCAAGTGTTTCTGGATTTAAAGCAATGACTGATCCAGCAGCGGCTGCTTATACTTTTGAACGAAATTATGAAAGACCAGCCACAACTCATCCAGAAAGACAAGGATGGGCAGTTAATTGGTATAACAAATTCAAAGATCTTCAAGTCCCATCTGCTGGCAGTATTCTCAGTACAGCCAAAAGCTTGATGGGTTATTTCCATTACTCGCAACCGTTACGTTGGAATTTTGGTAGCGTCGAGAATCCTGATCGTAATGGGTATGCTGACTGTTCTTCTTTTGTTTGGTTAGCTTTGACAAAATCGGGATATAAAACCGCAACACGTGGAACTCTGTGGTATACAGGCTCAATGGCTGCGGATGCAAGAGGGCCACGTCAGTATCTGACTGAAATATCTCCAAATAAAGCGAAAGCCGGAGATATCATTATTGTCAACCAAGGAGCCGGTGCTGGTAATGATGGACACACTGCTATTTTAGCAGAGGATTGGAAGGGATATAGCACGTCTATCGTTGAAATGGGCGGTATGAATTCCAATGGTGTAGGTATCGGTCGCGTCGATTGGTCCTTCGGATATTTATTAAACGGTGGCGATGTTTGTCTCGCCAGAGCGAAGAAATAGAGGTGATTTTGTGATCGAAGAAAAAGGATTAAATCATTTGAAAAGTTTGTTGAATCAACCTATCGGAAATCATCAATGTTATGCATTATCTGCGGAATATGCCGGTGTGATGATTGGACCTGACATGGGGGCTGGTACTAAATATGAGATTAAAGTACGTCATGGCAATGTATTTTCCGCTGCTGAAATTGGACGAGCCTATCCATGGGCATTGTATTTATGGACGGTTATTGTTCATCCCGAGTATGACCAACTAGTTGTTGGCTCAATTATCAATTGGGAAAGAAACGCAAAAATCAGTGATACATTTGAAAGCCATGAATATTACGGCCACACAGGTGTAATCAAAGGTCTGGAAAATGGGCGTATTCAAACCTATGAACAAAATGCAGAATCAGGTGGAATTGTGGCGGAATATGACCGTGAATTCTTCGGATCTGGTCAGATAGCCTCTATTTGTATCCCGCCTGATTTTGAGAAAGGAGTGGTAATTAATGGCAAAGTGGAACGTAGTACTCAGCACAACTGAACCTTATAACTATGTCGGTATGATTCAGGTACGGCAAGGCAATAAGAATTCCGAAGTTATGGAAGCAACCATCACTGAAAATGGAATGCCCTATGATCTAACTGGTTGTAAAGTCTATTTTGAATCAGTTGTCGGAGACAAATACCCAGTTCAATTAGGTACTAAAGTCATTGATGCAAAAAAAGGAAAAATTCAGTACACATTTGATCAATATTCGATGCAATGCCTACATCGCCAAACAGCAGATTTTATCATTTATAAAGATGATGAGTTAATTGCTACGACGCAAGACTTCTCCTATTTTGTGATTAAAGCCGTCTCAAAAACAGAGGGTGAAATGGGATCGTATTGGCAGACAGTCGAAGATTTAATTGCGGATATGTCAGCTTTTATCAATGAAAACAAAGGTGACTTCACAGATTGGATGAATGCACGTAAAAAGGAATTTGAACAATGGCGACAAGACCAACAAAATACATTTGAGGCATGGAGAGAAGGACAAGAAACCGATTATTTAAAATGGTTTGAATCAATCAAAGATATTTTGAAGTCTATCGATCCAGGTGGAGTAATGTTAGCCGAATTAATGGATGCACGTGTTGATATTCAAGGAGTTCGTCATGCGTCTATTTCAGAGCGCTTGCTGGCAGATATGGATTATCTATATCAGAAATTACGAGCAACACTTTTCACGATTGAATACGGCGAGATTGAAGTGACTGATATTTTGCAGGATGATCTCTTTTCAGATAATCACGAAGTCGAAAAAGTTGGAACTGTAGAATTCCCGATTGAAGAAGGAACCTTGATCATCGCAACCGTTGATGATCCAAAGCAAAATGTATTCACTCTTGAGAAAGTTGGGGTGATCTAATGGCTAAAACTAAACGAATGATGGAAACGGATGAAAAAACAGGTGTACAACGCCAGTTCTTTCCAATCACACATGCTTCCGCAGTTCTTGGGTTAGAAGAAATAATAGCAGGAGAAGCAACAGTTTTATCTGTTAATGGAAAAGTTGGAGCCGTCGTCATTACTAAAGAAGATTTGGGATTAGAGAATGTTCTCACAGAATTACCCTATGCAAGTGAAGAAGATGACGGCATTATCACGGCAGAAATGTATCAAAAAATTTTAAACAGTGGAGAAGGTGACTACGTGTTGCCAGTTGCCACTGTCGACCGTTTGGGTGGCATAAAAATTGGTGAATTATTGACGATTGATGAGACAGGGAAAGTCTCTGCAGTCAGACAATCTGATGTCAATTTTTCGCTGGAGTTAAAAGAAAAACTCGATTCACTGAAAAATTATACTGCTGGAGAAAACATCACTATTGATGAAGATGGAAAAATAAATGCAGATGTGACTGGTTTTTACGTTTTACCCACTGCCTCCGAATTTGTAAAAGGTGGTATTCGTGTCGGTGAAGGATTAACGATGACCGATGATGTGTTGTCTGCCGATAAGCAATTCAACTATACTGCCGGAGCTAATATCAGTATTTCAAACACAGGAGTAATCTCTGCAACAGGTGGTGGAGAAGGTGGCGGCGTCACTCAAGAATATGTTGATCAAAAAATGAGTGAAGCTTATCAAAATGCACAAGCTTATACAGATTCCAAAATACCAAATGTATCGTTTGAAAAAGTAGGGGAGGTATAGACAAATGACAGATATTGTAAAAGTAAAACAGAATGATGTTCAGGTTTACCCTCAAACCCATTGGGATGCTGTTGAGGGTAAACCCGAAACTATCAAGGGAGATAAAGGAGACCCTGGACAGGCTGCCACAATTACTGTAGGGACAGTAACGAGTGGTACAACAGCTAGTGTCACAAATGCTGGTACTGCAAGTGCAGCAAAGTTTAATTTTGTATTGCCAAAAGGTGATAAAGGGGACAAAGGCGATCCTGGAGCCAATGCAACAACGACAGCTGTGGCTACGACGACAGCAAATGGTTTGATGTCCAAAGAAGATAAAGTGAAACTCGATGGATTAGCCAATATTACATTTGAGAAAGTGGGGACGGTTTAATGGCTGATATTGTGCAATTAAAAGAAGACGGAGTTGCTAAGTATTTGAAAACTCATGCCAAAGGAATTGATGGTGTGGAGGGTGTTTTAGTAAAAGCCACAGGTAATGAAACGGTCTTAGGAACGAAAAATTTTAAAGACGGATTGCAATTCAATGGATTGCCTGTGCAAGCAGGTATGATCGAGCGAGCTATCACACTAGCTGATCGAAGTGATACAACAAACGTAACTGATGTGAATGGAAAAATAATCAGAATCGGAAACATCGTATTTCTTACTTTTAATTTTAAATGTGGCACATGGCCCGAAGGATCAGAAACTCGTTGGATTTTAAAAATCCCGGACGGTTTCAAACGTGATCAAGGCTATCCAGCGCAAACCGCGCTTTCACTAGTTAGAAATGCAAGTCAGCCAGCGGATGCACGTGCATTCATTGATCAAAGTAGCATCATACAAGCCAAATCAGGTTCAGGTAGTTCATATATTTCAGGTATGTGGATCACTCAAGATCCTTGGCCGGCTTAACAGATTACTAATTGGAGGAAGAGTAAAATGAAAACAATTTATAAAGTATTGTATCCAATGGGATATGAAGAACATCAAGTAGAAGATAACTTTCCAACATCTTTACCATTTGTCGAAGTTCCACCTATTTTGTTTGAAAAGAAGGAAGATGAAACGGATGAAGGTTTCGGAAGAAGACAACAGTCGCAATTTTTTAACTTCACTGAAAATAAGTGGGAAGAAGCAGTTACACAAGATTATTCTAAAAAAATAGAACTACTAGAAAATTTATCTATAGGTTTACAGGTAGATAATACTGCATTGAAAAAATCAAATGAAGAGTTAACGGAAAAAGCAGATTCGATGGTGCAGTTGAACGCCAAACTGATGCTTAATGATTTAACAATTAATAAAAAAATTGAAGCAATAGAAAAACAAATTGGAGGTGCTTCATAATGTTTAGTTTTAGCGATGTAAAAATGATGTACGATTGGGGCTGTTTTACTGACGATCAAGTTCGACAATTCGTTCCACTATGCATTACAGACGAAGAAGCAGATAAAATCATTAGCAAAGAAGAGAGCGCATCTTAATTGATGTGCTTTTTATTTTGATTCAAGGAGTTGTCACATGATTAATTTAGGAGAATGGGGAACAATCGCAGGATCAATCACTGCGATTGTTTCTTTGATTTTATTAGTAATAAGACCAGTCACTGCATCTTTCTCGAAGATTGCTGAAACTCTTTCAAAAGTAAGTCACAATTTAGATTTGCTGACTAAAGATTTAGAATCGAGCAAATCAGATCGATTGATGATTCATGAAGAACTAAAGAAACATGATGAAAGATTAGATACACATGCAGAAAAATTGGTAGAACACACACAACAAATTAAAACTTTATTTAGAGAAAGATCTCGGTAAAAAAGAAAGGAGTTAAGAAGAAATGATTTTACCCGATAAGTATTATCAAGTTATTAAATGGACGGTTTTAACAGTTTTACCAGCTGCATCTGCTTTAGTAGCCATGTTAGGCAAAGCATATGGATGGAATGGAACAGATATGACAGTTCTGACTATCAATGCAGTAGCCACGTTTTTAGGTGTTATCACTGGTGTGTCGGCTTATAATTTGAAAAAATAGGAGGAAACAAATGAAAAAGAAAATTACTATTACTGCGATGAGCCTGTTAACGGCTCTTTTTTTATTGCCGATTAATGGGTTTGCCTATACGATTAACAATGAATTTAATTTGGGCCCAAACGAAGGTAGCTCACAAGTAGCAAATAATCAGTACATTTTACTGCATGAAACGGCTAATGAAACAGCAACAGGACGCAATGAAGCGCAGTATATGCAACGTTCATGGACTAGCGCTTATACTGCTTATATTGTGGGAGACGGCGGAATTGTTTATCAAGTCGGTCAACCTGGTTATGTACAGTACGGTGCTGGTTCGTATGCTAACGCTAACAGTCCTGTGCAGATTGAGTTACAGCACACACATGATAAAGCAACTTTTGAAAAGAACTATAAAGCATACGTTGAATTGGCTAGAGATTCAGCGATGAAATATGGTATTCCATTAACATTGGACACGCCTTATAACCAACCAGGAATCAAATCGCATTTATGGGTAACACAAAACATCTGGGGCGATCATACAGATCCTTATGGTTATCTTTCTGAAATGGGCGTAAGTAAAGAAAAATTAGCATATGATTTAGCTCATGGATTTACCGATGAAAATCCGACAACTTCAGATGATAAACCAGTCATTGATCCAACTCGAGCAGGTGCTGCAAATCCTACGCTGACAGATGGAACAAATTACGCCCACATTGATCAGTTCGGAGAAATCGAAAACGCAAACTTGCATGTTGCTGGATGGCATATTGCTAACTATCAATACGAGTATATTTTCATTATGGATTACAATACTGGAAAAGAACTAGCACGAGTAAATGCTAATGGCGTTTCACGCCCAGACGTAAACCAAACCTATGGCACTTATGGAAACGTTGGTTATCATGTATCGTTCAACATGCGTAATTTTCCTAATAAGAAAGTCTATGTAATGATGCGTGCAACGAATGATCCAAAAGGGAACACTAAAGGCGGAGCACAAGATTTTCATGATAAACGCTGGTATTTAAATATTCCGCAACGATAAAAATAGCCCCTCGATGAGGGGTGGTACATAACGATATTGACTATTATCAGTTGTCTTTTTACGCTTTGTGACAACTTGTATTGGTTATAGTAGATAAATTCTAAAG